TTGATTAACTGAATACTGCGTTAGCAATAGTTACAGTACCTAGATAGTCAGCTGCATTACCTAGAGAAGAAGCAGTGTTGCTTAACTCTACATAACCATAACGTGTCATGAATGATACGACTGGTTCAAATGTTGCTGGATCTAGAACAACACCACTGCTCATCAATGGAATGTATGGGCAATAGAATGCTGCTGCATCGCTCTCGTTAGCACCTTTGTAACCAACTAGAACTGTGTCGTTGCCTGCATATGTGTTAACATAAATCTTCATAGCATTGTTCAATGTACCAACAAACTTGGTGTTTGTAGGTGCTTCGAATGTACCTTCTGTTGTACGAGCAAATGCGCTTGTAGTAGCAGATTGTAGGATTGTCAATGCTGTTGGGCTTACAACTGCCCAGTTACCTGCGCCACGACGTGTACGCTGGGCGATTGTGTTAGCAACACGGTTGATCATAACTGCTAAAGCAGCATGCTCATCACCAACGAAAGTAGCAGTACCAGAAACAGCAGCTTGATCGTAGGCTTGTAAGTTTTGCGTACCAGCTAGTGTTGTTAAAGATGCAATGATCTCTTGATCAATCTCAGCTGTGATCTCTTGTGCAAGAGCAGCCATGATTTCTGCTTCGATGTCAATACCTTGTTGGGCTTGTGCATCTTGTGCAGATTCGAATGTCCAGCGAGCTGACAATTTACGTGTCTTAGCTTCAACTGTTTGTTTCAAGATCTGGATGCTTAGTCTGTTACCAGCAACACCTTCTAGACCGGCTGTGGCAGCTGCCTTACCAGTTGAAGTATTACCAGAATATGCTTCAGCAATCTTGAATGGGCTTAACGCCTCTTCACCAGCTGTGGCACCAGAAGCTCCACTACCTGCTGTGTCGCTATAGCGAACACGTAGAGTATGGATTTGACCGACTGGACCAGTCATTGGTTGTACACCAACCAACTCGTTAGCGATAACGGTTGGCATTACACGTCTGATGACGGGTAGAATAACTCTGTTTAGAGTTGCGACGTTTCCGGCAGAAGTAGCACCACCTGTTGCACTTTCAGCTAGATACTTACGAGTATTTTCTAGCGTAGTTGCCATTACAGATTTCTTTGTGCCTTGAAGGCCTTCTAAAAGAGCTTCTTTAGTCTCTGCCCAACGGCCTGTTAGTAGTTCTGACATTTATTTTCTCCTAATTAATGTTTAATTCCAGCTAGACGACGCATATCAAAAATATTACTGTCGTGATTGCTGCTACTGACGCTGTGGGGTTCTTTGTTGCCTGTTACTTCTTTTGCCTCGACTAATGCCTGTTTTTTCTTTTGTGGAGCTTCGCCAGCAATTACGGCTGGTAGGTACTTGTCAAAACTACTACGTAGCTTTGTTGTGTGTACACTTTCAAGCAACTCACTCATAATAGCTTTTTGGCCGTTAGCCAAAGGTCCTACTAATTCGTTCATAATTGCTTGACGTTGCTTGCTCTCCATTAGAGCTTTTATTTCTGCTTCTTTGCTTTCTGAGATTAAACGAGCTTCTGCTACAGCGTTTTTAGCTTGGGCTAGTTCTAATTCTTTCAGGTCTATGACTTTGAGCAATTTGGCTGATTCTGATTTCTCACTAAGATAACTGTTTTGATATTCGCTAGCATATGCTTCGAACAACTTACGACCAAAGTCGTTTCTACGAGCTGCTTCAATGTCTTCTTTAAGCTGACCAATCTCTTTGGTAAGAGTCTTTTCAACTGTATTCTCGACTAGTGTAGCTGCACGTTTGACAAATTGTTCTTTCATGCTTGCCAAAGCCTGACGGCCTTCTCGAACTAGTTTTACCTTAGTTTCTGCAAGATCTTTCTTGTCTGTATGGAATTCTGCAATTTCATGAGCTAGGGCTTCTACTACGAACTTCTCAAGTGTGTGAAACTTAGAAGCCATTTGTACTTGATCTTCGTGTAATTCTTTAACTTCAGCAGCTAGTTGTCGTGTAACAAATTCCTTCATTACGCTGGCAGTTTTTTTACCTTCTACCACAACTCTAGCTTTTGCTTCTGCTAGTTGATTACGATCTTCTACAAATTGAGCAATTTCCTCTTTTAATTGATCGCTTAACATGCGATCAATTGCTTCAACCATGACTTGTTTGTCATGCTCGTAGCGTTGAGCAAATTCTTCACGTAACTGTTGAGTAACTTGTGTACGAGCCTCGGTTAAACGAGTCTCCCAAGCTGCCTCAATATCAGCCTTAATCTCTTCAGAAATCACGTTATTTTCAAACAGATTCTTTAATGCGTCCAACATGTGATTCTCCTCTTGTTATCGGAGCTTGCTTATTATGCCTAATAAGCTCTCTTTGAGATATTTTTGTGCTTTCGGGTCACCTTTAACCTCTTGCGCTATGCGTAAGGCACTATAACCACCACGACTGTTCATCAGGTGTTCATAGATTGGTGTAGGATATGCTCCTGGGGCACTGGGTTGAGCTACCACATCTACTGTGATAATCTCAAAATCGGATACTTCACCGGAACCGTTATCGCTAACGTTCCCGGATCCGCGACTTGATACTCCTAACTTCACTCCACTTTCTAACATAGTTTTCACTAGTTGTCCCATAGGTGTTGGTAGGATTTTTAATTTTCCATAACCGTCACTGCCTTCCATCCACATTTTTGTTACCATGTGGCAGACGCGGTCAAGGTTAATTCTTAGATCGTCCGGATGATCAACTTCGCCTAAAACTGAATATCCACCTTCGATTTGATCGTTCAGGGTTTTGACAGCCCTGGCGATTTCTTTCGCAGGATAAACACGCTGATTCTGATTCCGCTTGTCACCTTGGATGAAAATACCTGTCATATACAAGTTCTTTCCATCCTGACCGTCGGATTCAACGACCACTCTCGCTTGGTCGAAACTCAGGTTCTCACGAAGATAATTCATCGTCATCTACTTACTTTGCTCTTTTAGGAGCGCCATTTAACGGGCTATCAGCACTTCTGTCGCCATTGTCGCCAGTTGCTTTTTTCTCAGCGCCGTGTCCAGGTTCTTTCTTTTTAAACGCTGTCTTACCTGCGTTACCGCCTGGGACATTAACGTTACCAAAGTTTTCTTCTTTAGTTGATGGATTTAACAAACCGCCTTTTGTGCCGCCTGTTGTGCTTTCTCCACCTTTTACGATATTAGCAGTTGTACCGCCCATATTGTTTGATTTTGCCATTACTGACTTGGTGTTTGCACCGTTGTCGCCATGTTTTGGATTGCCAACTTTTTCTACGTATTCACGCATGAAAGCATCTTCTGGCATTTTATCCATGTCGTCATCACCCATGTCCATGTCGCCCATGTCGTCACCGCCCATGTCGCCCATGTCATCGCCGCCCATGTCGTCACCCATTAATGCTTCAAATTCGGCTTTTAATTCGTCAAGTGCGTCTTCTAGGTCAACTACACGATCTTCTAGATCTTCTTCGCCGCCCATGTCTTCTTCGTCGCCTTCGTCGCCAGCTTCGAGGTCGTCAATCATGTCGTCACCGGCGTCGCCACCGATATCACCATTTTCGTCGCCCATTTCATCATCGGCTTCGGCAAAGCCAAAACTTTCTTCCATTTCCTCGTCGGTGCCTTCGTCGAGTTCTTTGTCATCTTCTTCTTCGTCGTCTTCGTCGTCTTTTGTTTTTTCTTCTAAGTCTTGGAAGTCTTCAGCTAAGATGTTTTCGTAGATTTCGCGAGATTTTTCAACTACTAGTTGATGGAAAAGCTCTTTGGCTTTGTCACTTTCATCATTAATAAGATGCTCGAGCATCTGCTCGAATTTATTTCGATCAGTCATTTGTTTTCTCCTATAGGTTGCAAGGCTGTCAATATATTTACACTTAATTGTAATAATAGGGGCGAAATGGCCTAATTTTAACGTATTTTAGGCCACGATGGTAATAATTTAGTTAGATGTTGATAACTTATATGTCTGAAGTTAGGATAATCCCATTCAGGATCAAAATAATTTTCTTCTAAAACTACTCGGTAGTATTTAATATTTCTATTATTTTTTATAACTTGATCTGTTTGTCTGCGCCAGTTACCAAAATAAGTAGCAGGATCTGTAGACTTTTTATAGTTAGGGGTATCGGCATAGACATTGTTTACTAGTCCTTGTTGACCAACATAATCAAAACCTAAAATAAAAATTTCGTTAGGCCCTGCTTTGCTAGCCATGTCCAATGCTGTTGGGCCTGAACTCCATCCTAGACTAGGTTGAAAATATTTAAATCCCTGAAAGGGTTTATATTTAGAGTTAGGGTTAGTCCACACTTCATGTGTCTTTTGCCATCCTGTTTTTTCAATTTCAACTATCATTTTTGGATCTACGGCCACTAGATAATCTGGTTCAAACTCTCTATATAGAGCATTACAACCGTATATTTTTCCAAATGGATGAAGTTGACTTGGGTGTATATTGAGGCGACTGTTGCCGTTTCCTAGTACAAAACTACGCATAAATTATCCTTTGCTGAATAATTTATGCCGCAGGGGCCGCTGGTGCCTTGTACATTGATTGCACAAATTCTAAATCTTTTTCTTGTTCTAGAATGTGCTGTTCGCTAGCTTTACGTAGCTCATTAATTTGACGTAAAGTTAATCTTGTCTTGCGAGTGTCGTCTCTTTTTAGGCTTGTACTATCGCGAGATGGGTCATATCTCATGTCAGTTGCCATGGACTTCATATCTTTATCAGCGTAAAATAACTCTCTCAAAATCATAATAATATTTATGCTGCGGCAGGAGTTGTTGCAGCAGCCGGTGCTGGAGCAACAGGAGTAGCACCTAGTTCAGCACCGCCTACTTCTGGAGGAGCTTCGTCGTCAGCTAGTGCGCCCATATCTGCTTCAATACCAGCTTGACTAATGCCTGCGCCTCGCATTTCTCCGCTAGCATCTGTAGGTATAGTGTCAGCTTTGCCATTTTCTTCTGACCACATGCGTTCGTTTTCTGCAATTTCTTCATCAGTAAGTCCAAGATATCGTTTAAGTGCAAAACGCTTTGACATGTATGGCTGTTGAACAATTTGAGCAAACGTACTAATTCTTGCGCCATCTACTTCACTTTGTCTATAACTTGCAAAGTTTAATGGAGGTTGTAGTTGTACTTCAAATAAGCTAGAATCAATATTCACACCACGATCGTGCAAATACATTTTAAATTCTTGATCAAACGCATCTTGTAACAAACTCTGTAGACGTTCACAGTATTTGTTAAAACGCAGTTCTTGAATATATGCTGTGCCAACTCGCCCGTCGTTATACTGCGCTTGGCTGTCATCTGCACCTGTAGGCAGATAGCTTGAAGGAATTCTTAAACCGCGGAATAATTTGTTTGTAAAGTATTTTAAGTCGTCAATCTCACCAAGATTCGTCCCTCCAGGTAGAGTTTCGACTTTACTTCCTCGTCCCTCAGCAGTTTGTGGGAAGAAGTAATCTTCATTGATAGATAACGGATTGTAAGCTGAATCAATAACGTTAGTACCACCGCCGGTGCTACTTGGAATTCTTCTTTGATGTATTTCATTTTTAACACGCTCAACAAAACTCATAGCCAAGTGACTTGGCATGTTACCTACGTCAACATAGAACACACGTCGTTCTGGCGCACGTTGTACACGATAGATAATAATAGCATCTTCGAGCAGTTCTTTTTGTTTATAAACTTTAAAAATGCTTTCTAACAAACTGTTACCAAACGGGTAGTTGTTGTCAAGACCTTCTGATAAACTTAGATGAATAACATGTTTGGCATCAATTGCAACTTCGTTCATGTTGTTTTGAAAACGTGTACCAGGACTCATAGGGTAAGCACTAGATTGTCCTTGTGCGGCAGCACCACCTGCTACATAGGCAGTACCGCGATTGTTTGTATTTGTTTGATTAGGATTAATTGTAGTGACAACTAGATCTTGAAAATTAGGATTTAGATCACGAATAATATATTGTTCAGGTTTCTTACCGTCGCTTTCGTTGACAATAATTTTTGTAATCTTACCTGGATCAACGTGGAACCATTTTTTAGTTTCAGGATCACGTACAAAGAATCCATCACCATATTTGAATATGTTACGTACAATACGGAAGATTCTAGTATTAAAACTCTGTAGCTTTGACCATTGTTGGAGATATTCTCTTAGAATTGCAATTTCACTACTGGTAGCTTTGCTTTTAAAAAACAAATGAAAGGGTGTACGATTTTCTTCGTTAGGCTGGCTGCAAAATTCCGCAAGTATGTCTAAGGCAGCATTGACTTCACTGTCCATATCCATTGTATCATATTGCAAATAACGTTGAACACGATTAGGTGCACCAGTATACACATCGGGCAAGTAACTTGAATAATTTGCTCTAGCGGGTCCAGGGCGTGAAGAGCCGTTGCCTATTGGGCTATATGTGCCAGGTTGACTATCAACAGATACTGGCGTAAAATACTTTTTCCAACTCATCGATTATGCCTTGAATAAATTAGGGTTGTTGCTTTTTGTAGCTTTAGCAACATCTTTATGCCCCGTTTCAGTAACAGTAATTAACTGTGCCATCTTAGTATTTAACTGATTTAGACTAGTCAACATGTCTGACATGGATGCTTCTTTAGCGCCTCCGGCTGCTGGTGTAGATTTGGATTTGTCTGTTGTTTTTCCTTGTTGTTTTTCTAGTTCTTCAACAGGAGTATATTCTTCTCCAGTTTCTGGATTAATTTTTTTACCTGGGCTTGCTTGTTTTTCTACTGGCTTTGCAGGAATAGTAGCGGCAGCAGCTTTAGTTTGGCCCATTATAGGCATTCCGTTAGGGCCAAATGATATATTTCCAATATCTATGCCGCCTGCAGTTGGGCTAGTAGCCGAAACCATATCTGCCATAGCTCCTTGTTTTGCAACAGCTTCGTCTACTCCTGCAAATTCTCCAAACTCATCTAATGGTATAGCATCTAAAATATCTGCGCTAACTCGATCCATTATGT